AAAGCGTTCCACTTTCCTTTAGCTCCTCTTATCTTCCCTGTCTTTTCATCTTTTTTTGTAAAATCAGCGTCCATTAAAAAATCTTCAAATACTCTGTCACCATAGGTGGAAGGAGTCTTAATTGTTTTTTTAAGAACCTCGCCTCCCGGAGCAAGATACATGATTCCGCCATCGGCTGCTTTTCTTGGTGACATCAAATTAAATAGTTCACCTTCATATTCTCTAATCTTATCCAAATCTGGATTGTCTGACATTCTTTCCGCTTCTAATAAATTCATCAATGTTCCAATTCGATCATCTCGAGCCATCATTACACCTTCGGGTTTTGTATTGTTGATTCCTCTTGAAATCATATCCATGAATGTATTACCTGTAGCCATTAGATTTTTATAACATTAATAATATCGATTTTCATCATTAAAAACATCTTCTTGAGGAGGGTCATCATAATCATCCTCGAGAGTCACAAAGTTACCTTGTCTGAATCGCATCACTGCTTGAGTGGTACTATCAACAAGATCGTCATGATCACCATACGGGAAAGCGGCGCATTCTTCAATAACTTCTTCTGCCCACTTTTCGTCAGGTACATAGACTTTTCCTGCTTCAAAAATAGGTGCGACAGAATTTACACGGACCATCTTATCGTTTCCTCTACTTGGTGTAAATTTCACAACAGGGATACCTAAGGTGCGCAATTCGTCAGTTAGGGGTTGCCCCGATGCTTTTTGTTCGATGATAATAGTTTCTGGCTCCCAGTATTTATATTCTTCTAAGGCTATTCTTTTTAACTCTGGAAAATCCCAACGTCCCTTTTTGGCAGCCATCAATATTAAGTGGGGGCCTTTATTAGGGGGGTAGAACACACCCCATGTGGTAATCGCAGAAAAGTCTGCCGTTTCTTTTTTACTAAATGCTGTATCATAACTTTGAATGATGTGAACAAGATCGGGTTTTTCTTCATGTTCCCATAATTGCCACCACTCTCTTTTGATAATAGAACCTTCTTCTGCTGTTGGATTTTGTTGCCACTGTGCATTCCACTTACCAATCGACAACGAGGCTTTGACTGCTTCGAGTTCCTCGAGCTTCCAATACTGAGGCCAGACAGGTTTGTTTGTGGGTAGTATAGCAGGGAACTCAATGACTTCCCATTTATCACCTTTGACATCTTTTGCCTGAGCATCAATTAATTTACCTGTAAGATCTTTTGTATTCCAACGCGTCATGACACAAACAATAGCGGCACCCGGTTGTAAACGCTGACGAGGACCAGAGGTATACCATTCATAGGCAGAGTCCATCGCGGTCTCGGATAACGCATCTTGTTCGGAGTGAGGATCGTCAATGATCAATAGATCAGCACCACGACCTGTAATAGCACCGCCGATACCCGCAGCGTAGTATTCACCACCGTGATTCGTTTCCCAACGACCGGCAGCTTTAGAATCTGATTTAATTCGCACATCATGAAAGACCGTGCGATAGTCTTCTGTGTCAATAAGGTTTTTCATCTTACGACCAAATCTCACAGCGAGTTCTCCAGTGTGTGTGGTTTGAATGACCTTGAGTTTCGGATTACGGCCCACCATCCACGCGGGAAAGAGATAGGAAGCAAACTCTGACTTTGTGTGTCGAGGTGGCATGTTTACAATTAATCTTTTAATTTCTCCACTAGCAATCCTTTCAAACTGCTTTGCGATTTTTATGTGGTGGGGTCCTTCAACAAACTCAGGCCATACAGTTTTTACGAACGGGATAAATTGTTTCTCCGCTTTGTTTAGCTTGTCTAGTTGGAGTCTGATTAGCTCTTCTTGTAGTTCTGCTTCGGTTTTATATGCCATAAGTATATTGCGCCTATTGTATATCTAAAACATGGCCCGTAGCCCTGCGACAAAATGTCACACCCCATATTTAGGGGGTCGGGGGTCGTCGATACACTATATGTTGCGTTGTCCATGCTCCAAGGTACCCTAGGCACTTGCCTGCGACAATATGTCACATTGACACTAGATCTTGTATCACGGAACACGGTAAGCATACTACATATATTGTCAAGACGCAATATGTCGCACCCTAGCTGGAGCACAAAAAAAACCCCGCGCCGTGAAGCGCGGGGCGTGGGATTATTGACTGGCTAGACCGTGCGCCTTACCAGTTTTTTGAAGTCATTGACGGCGTACCGCGGAACGGGAACCGCGACGCCTTTAAGCGCCTTGCGGATAATGTCCCCGCCTTTGCGAATAGCTCCGCCGTTCGCGTTGCGGTGTTTAATGAATAATTCCACCGCGGAAACGGGAAACACTTTCTTAATGGTAATTTCACCATTTAAGAAATCAGCAACGTTAAGAATTTTCAACGGCTGAATATTACTATTATTGATCATGAGATAATAATATATTAATGGGACAATTAAGCAAATGTTTTCTGAAAGTTTAGCGCGGACAATGGACAAGGGGGCGGGGCTTATTAAGCTTTGAAAATAGCCCCGTTTTTCCCGTCTTATCTGATCGTAATAATTTAGGTTTATATTATAAATGTTAGGATTAAGAGCGCCAAAAGAACGGCGCCCAAAGGATTAAGGAATAGAAATAACAATCAAAGCCCCCCAAATATTGCGAATATATAAAACGTCAACGAAATAGTTAATAATAATAATGAATTATTCATTGCCAATGTCCCCCGCGATATGATGTCGGATAAACGTACCATGCGGTAAAGTTTTCACCCAGCCCGCTAAACGTTCCGCATCTGAATAGCTTGACTTGTTGCGCTTTTGAGTATCTTGCCACGCGAAACGCGTATGCCCCGAATTAGCATAGCAACCGCCTTTGAAATCTTGGACGCCAATTTTTTTCTTTTGATTACCATGTGCTACGAATTTAATTATATAACTACGGTTCAGCCTAGCGCATAAAGGTTTACCACTCCCGCAATTACGGCAATTGATTTTTTCATTATACTCAGCGGGACAACGCACAAGCTTAACGCCGTCAATATTATCAACTTTATCTGTCATTGTAGCGGGCGCGGTATAAACCGTCTCTTTCCCACCGTTGAAGCTTTCAAGCGCTTCTTTGATTGTGTCAGTAGATTTATTGATTACTGTTTCATTTTCTTTATTTGCGGGTAAATCTTTAAAATGCGAATAAGTCCACGAAACACCGCCCCGAACTACTGCACGCTTTAAAGCCTTTAGATAAACTTGATCAATCTTGTTTGACCCGTGTTTATCAATTGGCTTTAATGCGCAAGTATTAGGACATGTAGAAAAAACATCGCGACCGCCCGCTCTGTACGTCGTAGCAATAGCGCCCGTTTTTCTATTTGTTGAATTGTTAATTAATTTGATCATGAAAAGATTATCTCATATTTATGGGAAAAAGGAAAGCGGGAATTAAACCCGCTTTTTATAAAATCCGAACTCTACCAAACCACGAAAAGCGGTCTTTTTTGTTTTAGGCAAATCGACAATGGTCCGCCTTATAACTTCAAGGACATTAGCCTTTGCGGTCAATTTCATGCCCGTTGATAGTTCAAGCTTCAACCCGTTTAACGCGGTAGACATTTGAAGGCGTTGCATGCCGTCAATGCCTAATTCATCAAACTTTGAATTATCAATAATATAATCACGTGGATTTAAATTTGTCATGATACCTACTTTCTTTTTTGATCTTTGATAAGTATCTCAAATTAATGGGAAAATGTAAAGAAGAATTTAACGGCGGGAGAATTAACCCCCGCCGTTTTTTGATTAAGCTACAAGCCGTAAAGCTTCGGTCATTGCGGTATTTTTAATATTGTCAATACCGTTATTAACAAAAGTATTTTTTAAACGGTTGTCTGCTGAGTTACGCCCGCCCCTCAGATGATCTTCATTATAAGTTACGCAGTTGAACGCTTTCCAAGCGGTGTCTTTTCTTGCGTGATTACCTGTATTTTGGAGCTTGAACATTTTGCCGTTACTTTCGATCACATCATGCCAAACACCGTAACAACGTTTAACTTGCGTTAAGTTAGGCGCTTCAAGTGAAGACATAGCTTTATAATCACCCTTTGAAGCTTCAAAAGAGTTTAAAGCCTTTGGTGAATAAACCATTAAAAAGTAATTAAGCATTTCACGCTCACTTAATTGTTTAGTGTCTAACGCTTGCGCCTGCTCTTTGTATTTCTCATTGAACTTTAAAGCCTCATTAACTTTATTAATAACCATAGACTCAACTTGATCGTTGTATTCTACACGGTGAGAAAGCTTGATAAAAAATTGATCTTTATCTTTTAAAGCTTGCATAAAAGTATTAGAGCACCAAATATCAATATTTGTTGTATTGATTGAATTGACGTCGCGCCCCGTGTGGTTAGTATTTAACATTAAATAATTGTTGACTACATCATCACCAATATTAAAACCGCCGTTTGTTTTTGCTAACAAGGTAACACGCTTCCCGCCGTCGTAGTCGAATGCATGCTCAAACTTTACACCCGCAATTCTTGAAAAGTGATCACCTAATTTTGCCATATTCTCATTTTGGTTAACGTGATAAGAATTAGTTAAACCGCTAACAAGGACGTCTTCCTCATTGCCTTTTTTTCTTACAAGTGAAAAGAACTTATTACTGTTTTCAAATGTATTGTTAGAGTTTTGGAAAAATACAGGCTTCATTGTTACAGTCCAATCAAGTCCCGCATTATTTAGCAATTGTGTTGCGTTGAGATTTTGATCAACGGCGTTGAATTGTTGTAAGCCTTTACCCGACAAATCAAGTATAGATTGCCATTCATAATTTTTTTCAATTTTCATGATTACCTCTTTCTTTTTTGATTATCTTAGTGTCTCAAATTAATGGGAATATGTCAACTATTAATTTCACGTTGAGATTTTTAATTACTTTTTTCCTCAACTATCTTTTCGACAACTTGATAAAATATACTGTCTATGGTTTCTATACCAAGATCATATTTTTCTACTAAGTTAGAGAAATCATTCATTGACATTCCTTCTAAATCGTCTTTTACACTTTCTCTTAATTCTTCAAATTTATCATTACTCATAATTACTCCAATCTTGTAGGTAGTTTTAGGTTTAAACACAAGGTTCGCTTCTTTTTACCTTGGCACTACCTTAGCCACAGGGCAGTCCCATAGACGTGTCTATTATTTGAGGATATGAAACTCAAACTCAATCACGCTTAGCCTGTTTGTCCCTGTTCGATCAAGGAACCTTGCACATACTCCACTTGTAACAAGGATTAAGTGATGACCCGCCTGTTGTTCTTGATTTCTTTACTAACCAAGCAGTGTGGATCGGGAGACACATACCTTGATCGAAATACATCATCTCAAATTAATGGGATAAATGCAATGATCAAAACTGACGCACCAAGGATAACCAATCGTATGGTGCTTTTAAAGTAATTAAACTATTTGATTGAAATCCTTCTAACGCTAATTTTCTCACGTTCGTATTATTAAATAATTTAATTTCTTTAGTCTTCGTATTCTTTACAAGGATGAAACTTCTACCGTCGTATAATCCTCTATTGTAATGCCATGAAATTTGAGTAGGGGACAACCGCACCTTATTGGTCGTTGTAATTTTTAACTCTACCCAAAAATCACGACCGTCGTATAGACCGTTCAAATCTGGAATTCCACCACCGTGTCTATTTTCAATTCTAGTCCACAGCACTTCGGGCGTATTGGTTCTTAATTGTTTATAGAAATTACTTTCACTCATCTACTTCTCTATACCAAACACCAAGTCCTTTATATTTAGCGTCGGAAAATTTATCTCTTACTTGTATTTCCTCATGATCAAAACAAACATAATCATTAATATGATCACACTCTGTACACTCTTTATCTGCTTTGACAAAATCTAAATCTATTTTTATTTCACTCATCTCTTCAGCCAAACAGGGTCACATATTTCTACATCACCTTCTTGATCGTCCCAAAAAGTCCAATGATTTTCTTGAACATCAGCAAGTGCTTTACTACGAGCATCCTCTTCATTTTCTGCTTCAATTTCACGTTCATAGTAAATTTTTTCAAATCCAAATACTTTAAACTTATTCATAATAAACCTCTCTATGTATTCGTAACGGCGGGGGATTTGATGTGACTCATACCCCCAAGCTTTCGTTAACAGACCACATCGCTCTATTGCAGTTTAGATATGGAACTACTAACAACTACCTCAGTCCAAACTCACACATTAGTGCATTTAAAAGACTTTGATATACCTTAGCCCTCTGTCAAAGGCTTGTTCAGTCAGCCGACAATCAACCGTCATCGATTGCCACGAATAAAAACATTATCCCAAATTAACGGGATAATGTAAACTGTCATAACTGTCGCACCTAGTCTTCTTTTGTTAAAGACTTGATCTCTTCAGTTAATTCCTCACGCTTTGTTCTTGCCATATTAATAATTTCTTTAGCAAAATTAAAACATAGAAATTGAACGTCGGTGTGATTTAGAGAATTTGCATTAATGCTTTTATGATCTCCAAAGATCATGCATTTCTTTAAAAAGTCTTCAATGCGTTCTAAATCGTATTCCATATTTTCTTTTGCGTCTTGATAATATGAATTTACTTTCGACATTTATTCACCCCCTTCATAATCTTTCTGTTGTTAAAAATTCGTCAAATGAATATTTATGTAATGCGTCTCTCTTGCCTACTGTTCTTTCCCATACCTTGATAAATCGTTCCTCTGAAAAACTTGACGTCCAGAATTTATGGAACAACTTTGTGATGTTATCTTGTACAGGTTGTGGTAACGGTGGGTACATGTTTGTATTCAAATGAAAATGTAATGCTCTATGTAAGTCGTCTATTGAATAACTATTATCAACAATGTCTTTTGCCGTGCCCCTACCCATTATCTTGACCTTTCAGTGATGACAAAAGGAAAGGAATATTTATCAAAGCCTTTCTCTTCTAACTTATCTAAAAGTTTAATATTAAAACGCCTCAAATCTTCATAAGCTTTTTGTCGTGTTTTCTCAAACCTACCTACCTCTTGTATTGTTACTTTACTTATCATGATAACTCCCTTCTAAAAGTTAATTAAGAACCTCTGTTTGTCCAAGGCTCGTTTGGTGTACAAATAATTGTACCGCTTTTGCATAAATCTATCTAGTCGTTCAGACTGTTCGAAAGATTTAATTTGTTGTTGGTATCTCCATGTAAATCGATTGAGAAAATCCAACTCGTGATCTAAGTCGATCACACGTTTACGTGATTTCATTTTATTACTTTCTTGACATCCCATTATAATGAGATAATATCCTTTGTCAAGAAAGGATTTTCATGTTTATATTTTTATTTCGATTTGCGGGAATTATCGCTCTGATATTATTTCTGCTTCTGTTGTATTATCTTCAATAACTTCGTACTCACCATTGACAACTAGACCTTCTCGGAGCTCTTTCAATTTAGCTTCGAGTTCGGGTCTAGACATCTTATCTAAACTTCCCGTTACTACTTCTTTACGATCAATATATAATCCAACGGCTTGACCTCTACGATACTCAGCATTTATAGCCGCGGCATACTGACCGTTCTCAGCCGCCATATCTCTCAACCGTGCCATTTCTCTCATATGCTTTGTCACGTCCAATTTAGAAGCTTCAGCATATTCTCTCTGCTTCGTCTCAATTGCTTCCACAACCTTAGGATAATATCTTGGATTCCTTAAATTACAGGCCGCGGTGGTAGCGGACTTTCCAGAATACCCCGCTTCTCTTGCACATTCAGTCGGAGTTAACCGACCGTTAGACTTACAAAAGATATCTACAAAAGCTTGTTGTCTATTCGACAATCCTGATCTATTTCTAGGCATTTTTAGTTTTATACACTATTTTAAACCTTTTCAAAAGTCCTATATATATTTTAAATTCACTATATATATATAATATTTTCAATTCAGTACAGAAACCTCAGATAGAGATGGGATTGTATGGGAGTGAGGTTACGTGAGTTACGTCATGGTTACGTCTAAAAAAGGGTAAAAAGTAACCATTAAAGGTAGTGTTTTCAATGACTTATTGTAAAAGTTACGTGAGTTACGTCATTTTTGAAATAAATTTGGTTTTCATTTCTAAAAAAACTTTTTAAAAGTTCCATGTACCGTGATCCGCGTAACCCAACGCTCTAATTATTACAATGAAGAGCGTTGGGGTATATTGGCGTCCAAGTCTGGTTCCCGAGGCTTTGCGTCCTTTTGGCTACATCTTGGTTTCTGCATATAATTTTTCAGCAGACCAGCCACCAATATAAGTACATAGTCCCACATTCTTGAGACAAAGTCAATGGTCAAAACGGTCGCACCCACTACACACCTCTACACACCCCTTCACATGTGTAAAGGTGTGCAATGGTGTGAAGAACCCCGTAAAGTTTTATAGGAATAAAACTTTATTCTGAAAATCTATCAACCTCGGGAGGGAAAATAGATTTTCGTGCCTGCGTCAGAATGTACCGATACTTTATCCCATTAATATGAGATAATGGTACTTTAACGAAAGGATACAGTATGGAAACAAAAGCCGTTATAAGATTCTCCACGGCGTACGAAAAATTAGACGCGGTGGAAAAAGACATTGAAGAAGTAAAACAACATCTCGAAGACGAGGATCATATTAAAATATTAGATCGTGTTCTTCGGATGATTGACTCGCACCATGGTCTACTAGAATACGCCAAAGAAAAACACGGCGTGGACTTAGATGAGATCTGCGATAGTTATTATATCAATGAGTGTGGCTACAAACCCGAGGAGATATTGAAATGAAACAAAAAGCCTTACAACACGATATTGCAAGCGAACTAGAGTCGTTGACCTTTAACGAATTGGGCCAGATTGCGATGTTAATTAATGAGCTTTACTCTAAATCGAACGGAAAGCCGACAATCGTCATAAACATGTTCGATTATCTAAGTAAATGACCCGTGATCCGTGCGACAAGTTCAACCATTGAAATTATCGCGCGGGTCTATACATTAACAGTGTATCAACGTTTTAGCAGTGCGCTAAGACATAAAAGAAAGGAAGCCCTATGGCTCTTAAACACTATAAAGTGCGTGCCGAAATAGTACGCAAAACGACCGATCCATTCTTTAATCCAAAGAAACACGGATCTCAAACAATCACTTACTACAATTGTTTTTTTGACATTAATAATCTCATACCGAGAATAGAAGATATGCCGATTAAACCCGCCAATCCTCGTGATCACGAAAACTTACCTAAAAATAAATCAGTGATGAAAGATATTCGAGAAGAATATTTTTCAGAGTCTTCTGAATTTCATTTAAAGAACAGTGGTATTATTATCAACGTCAAATATGTCGACGAACTCAATGATAATGTTTTAAATATTGTCGTAGATGAAGACGAATTAAAACGTCATGGTATCTTAAATGGTGGAACAACTTTTACCGTTCTTTCTCGAGCAATCAAAGAATTGAAAGAGAAAGGTTTAGACCTGCCGCGCAATCAGTATGTTAAAGTCGAATTGCGAGTGGGAGTAGATCCTAAAACAATACCAAGTATTTCTGAAGGATTGAATACCCATGCAAGCGTAACTCAAACTTCTTTACTAGAACTAGATAATAAATTTGATTTTATTAAAAATGTTTTAGATCATTTAAAATGGGGGAAGAAAGTTAGTTATCGTCAATACGGTGACGGCGAAATAGAAGTTACTCGTCTATTACAACTAATGACGATGTTTAATGCGAACCACTATATTCACGGTTCTGATAAACATCCGAACAAAGCGTATTCTAGTAAGGCGTCCGTTGTTAAATCTTTTATGAGTAGAGAAGAAGATTATCATGCATTAGCAAATATTCTTCCCGACATTGTAAGGTTAATGGATCACTTACGTTTAAACGCTCATACAAATGAGGTCTTAAAAAATAGAAGATCCTCAAATTATGTAAAAGCGGCGCGTAATGATCAAGAGTTCAAACTAATAACTCAAGATATTATTATCAGCCACGATGTTGCTGATGCATTCTTGTTCCCCGTCTTAGCCGCGTTCCGTGTTTTTGTAGGCGCGAACGAAGGTCAAGACATAACATGGAGAATTCCATTTTCGGACGTTCTAAGTTTCGCAACTCAAGTAAGTGAAAAAATGTTCTCTAAAATGGATAGGATCTATAAGGAACTAAATGACGTCAATGCTCTAGGTAAAGTATCGAGTACATGGGAAACAATGTATAACCTATTGGAAAGAGAATTCTACCAATCTGAGAGTAAAATAAAAAAAATAGCTTAAAAAACCTATTTTAAGACCGCTGAGGGGGTGTTCATATGCCCCCTAGTGTCTTTATACCCTGTAATTACAGAGTTCTTCTGTGAAAATTAGGAAATTTACCTTCTTGCTTGTATGTCATGTAAGCGGCATACCAATCTTTCTTGTATTCTGACTGACAGAATTCTTTGATTGTATCTTCTTTGTCATCGTTCTTAAAAAAATTTAAGAAATGGTTCATGGATCGTTTGGTTAAATTAAACATAATGGTTCTCCTTCATGTGACATTTTTATCCGACCCGTGATCCGTGTTCCATTGTTGATTTTGCACGACTGGTGTGTTAGAATCCCATTAAGAAAGGATCATGAAATGAAAATAGATATTAGAACAGACGAGTGTTGTTACGTTGAAATAGGGGGATGGGTAATTTACCTTGATGACTCTACAGATGAAATGATTATAAAAAAATGGAAGAAACGATGAATAATCGATACGGTAGAAATGGCAAACAATACGAGATCAAATTAAATTATAAAACGTTACAGTATTTAAGTACCGTTCTGCATCAATACAAAGACGACGGTCTTAGAGACACCGCCGAAAAAAGATCGGCGCACGATCAATCCACCGAGGCCCTACGACGAGGGATCGGTGAAGCGTATGAATATTTTTTATCAAAAGGAACAAAACCGCGAAAGTATCATTTTGAAAGGAAGAGTGCGTAATGGGAAAAGTAAAAGCGTTTTTCATGGACATGGAAGAAGATGCCAAGACCATGACAGAAAAAGATTTCGTCAATAAGTACGGCGAACAGTATCAATACATTTGGCGCAATGAACAGATATGGATTGAGTCGAAGAAAAATAAAAATGACAATCCCGACGAGGGCCATGAGATGTGGGAAGGCGGCGGATGAACTGTTGGCACTGTAATCATGAATTAATTTGGGGCGGCGATCACGACATCGACGAAGAGAGTGAAGAGTATCTGATCGTGACAAATTTAAGTTGTCCCAAATGTGAGAGCTTCGTTGAAGTATATTATCCAAAGGAAAAAGATGAAGGACAAGATTAACCCCAATTACTACCGTGGCAAAATAGAAGTCGCGGATTTTATCCGTGAATACAAATTAGATTACTTTGAAGGTAACGTCGTCAAATACATTTCACGGTGGCGAAAAAAGAATGGCATTGAAGACTTAAAGAAAGCGCAATGGTATCTGAATTATTTAATTAAGTCGCAAGAGAATTAATCTTTAATAATTTTTTCGTTTGTGTCACGGTCATAAATTTTTTGTAACTCATCTAAAGTCATGATGTTATCGGGTTTCAAATAATAAGGATCTGCCTTTTTTAAAACATCTTCTAACTGTTCCATAGGTGTGTTCATAACACCTAACATTGCGTCTCGTGTATCATAAATTCCTGCTTTAACTACATATCTAAAAACAGACTCCATTAACTTTCCATCGTAAGAGTCTGCAAAAATAGAAATTTTATTTTTTTCTTTTTCTCGTTCTTCATCTAAATTTACCATGTCTGGTAAACTATCGGGATCGGGAGCTCTGTTCGGATCTTCTTCTTCATCTTTTTCTTGTTTTTGAAACGGAATTATTTTTCCAGACTTTTTGTCTTTTAAAGACATAATGCCTTCGAGTCCTCGAGATATACCCGAGGTTCCTGTTACGGCTTTAAAAACATCTTCAATACCTTCGGGTTTTTCTGATCCCATATACGTCGCTCCCCCTAAAGCGGGAACTAAAGAGGCTACGCCACGAAGAACATTAAGTGCTACCATACGCACAATATAACTTATTTTAGCGCGTTTTTGAATTCTTTAATTATTCGGTCGGGGTTTTTTAGGTATTTATGACTGCGAATATGGATCTCATCTCGCTCATTCATTAAAACAAACCATCGATTAAGATGTTTCCATTTTTCTCTATTAGTGATTTTAGGAGGCATATGACGTCTATCTCCCTTACTCTTGGTTCCCTTACAATCAACAAAAAGCGATTTTCCTGTTTCAATATTCACAACAACAAGATCAATTGGCCCGAGTTCCGTGGAGCTTGTATAGACGACATAGTTCGGATCTAAGTCTTCCAAGAACTGCGTAATCATTCGCTCTACTTTCCTACCGAATTTATGTCGAGGTTCTAGTAATGGCACCGTTGGTCAGTCTTGACTCGTCTAGGAAAATGCAATACGGAGGAAAGGATACCTAGACTTGGGATAGCTCGAACAACGGTGCCTTGTGGGAGGGATAAAGTAAGGAGTGAGCTATCCAAACTTTTAAAACTCTTTTTCTTCTATAAAAAATTTGGGGTCATGATCATTAATTTGTACTTTTTTTTCAGTTAACCATCCTTCAATAACTTTAATTGAGTCTTCTAAGTTCTCGCCGATATCATATCGAGCGTAGGTGATTAGATCACTGATGGCTTTCTTCAACTCGGGATTCATGGTGGGCTCCATTCGGTTTGGGCGTAACGCCATTGATTCTCTCATATTCATTATCAATTAAATAACGAATAAACGATCCCATGGACATATATCTTTCTTTCGCCATAGGCGCAGCTTTTTTATAACTTTCTAATCGGACTGCAACCGACTTATATTTTGCGGTATTCATGGGATAATCTTATAAAATTATTAATACTTTTGCAACTAAATAAGATACAATATTGAGATGAAAATCTTTCTCGTTTTAATAATGTGTTTACAGAATCCAACATTACCCTTAGATAAAACGTGCGTTGCATTACCTACACAAGAAACATTTCAAACAATCGACGATTGTCTGTTCTTTGTTGATGATGTTAAAAGACAATTGTATCGTCCCGATGTGTATGTAACAGGTTTCTGTACAGCAAAAGATATTATTTAGGAATCATCTTTTTATAAGGTTCTGCGTCACCGTTCTTCGCAACATACCATGTATACTCAGTGCTTGAGTTTACCCATATCTCACTAGATACATTTAATTTTGTAAAGGAATCAGTGACAGCTTGTTTAACACTTTCCCAATTGTAATCATCACCAATCATTACACCGTCGGGTTTTAACTTTGGCCACCAATTTAAAATATCATCTTTAACTTCATCATAAGTATGAGCACCGTCGACACTGATTGCATCAAGTGAGCCATCTTCAAAACGATCTAAGAACTCTTGATTATCACTACGTCCTTGTAAAGGAATAACCATTTCTCTTCCGATAAAAAATTGTAAATTCTCACGAAAAGTTTCATACATTCTAGATAGATCGATGTGAGCGTGTTCTTTACCGCTACCTTCCCATGTATCAATACAATATATTTTTACATTTTCCTTGTTCGCGTTCCAAAAAGATGTTGCCAAGAAACTTGTAGAGCGACCCATAAAGGATCCGATTTCCACGATCTTAGACTCGTCGGGTAAGTTACTAGCTAATTGAGCATACGAGTCTTGGTAATTAAACCAGCCCGGTATTCTATGATAAGTTAACTCCATTCTATATCTCCTACGTGATTCATAATTAAATCCACTCCTTCTTCTCTTTCTCTTAATTGTTCTTCGTACTCCTCAAAATATCGTTTTAAGTTTCCCGTAAACTTTTCTTTGACGTCTGAATCCATCATCTGTTCATAAAAAAAATCACTGTTGGTAAGAAAGGTACAGTCTGACGATAAGAATCTTTGTTCTTCTTCGTTTTTTCTAATGGGAACTATAATCTGAACAAATTCATGAAAGCCATCCTCATCGGGATAGCTTCTCTTTCTTCTTTCTTTCTCGAAATCAATAATCACTACTCGACAGATTGTTCTTGATATATTCCCTTTAGTTTAAAAATCTCTTGTCTCATCTCTTGTTTATCATCACATAGTTCTTCAATTTTTTTCAACGCTAAGTTATACGTTTCTTGCAGAGACTTCAGTGCCTTCTCTAAATCATGTATTTGTTCCATAATATACTCCTTGTTATTTTCTTGCTTTGCCATATCCGCGTTTCGCGAGACGGCCAGCGTGTTTTATTTTTTTCTTAGTTTTCTTTACTTCTCCGCCCCTTTTAAAACCTAGGGCAGTTTTTATTTTTTTTAGTCCCCCGCCGATAAATCTTCCTAAATCAGATCCCATCTTATCCTTATCTAATTTTTCAAATTCATCAGATAAAAATTTCCCAATATCTTCAGACGTAGGGTTTTTGTTTCCCTGTTCTTTAAGAATTTTTTTAGCCATCGCTTCATTAGAGGGATTATTTACAAAATTATCTCTTTGTTTAATAGACATAACAACCCTTATATACTACTCATCTTTTAAGTTCAATTCTTTTATCTGACCCCAGTTAGGCCCTACTTCAACGTCAACCTTTGATTTTACCCTAAGTTCGACACAGTTTTCCATCAAATTCTTTATTTCTTTCATCTCTTTTTCACTTGACAAACTTAAATCTAGCTCGTCATGAACTTGGATATGCGCAAGGTATCCTGCCTCGTATAAGTCTACCATGGCTTTCTTTGTTTGATCAGCGGCACTACCTTGAATTAATCTATTTAACGCTTTGTATGTAAAAGCACGTTTGATGTCTTTCCCATATTCTCTTTCCGCTTCTGCTCTTGGCAACGGTTTGTTTATACCAAACCTGTTAGGTTCCCATGATTCAAAACGGCAGACACGACCTAGTAATGTTCTTACAGTTCCTACATCACCTGCTTTTTTAGAAGCTTGATCGATTAACTGTTTGACAAACGGAACGCGAGAATGATACTCCTCGAACAATGCCGCAGTATCATCAATGTCAAGACCGAGTTCACTACTTAGCTTTCCCTTACCCATGCCGTACATCATACCTAAGTTTATGGTCTTCGCCTGTTTACGATCAATCCCCGCCATGTCAGCCACGACTTGATGAAAGTCGGCGTCGGTATCTTCGTATGCTTGTATTACTTCGTCGGCACCTCTTAGACCGCCCATGGTAAGCTTTGCAAAGTGAACCAATATTCTTGGTTCTTGTTGTGAATAATCAAAGGTACTCCAACGACAACCTTCTTCAGGTATAAATAAACTTCTGATCAGTGGTCCGAGAACCTTGTTCCTTGCAGGAACTTGTTGAAGATTAGGGCTACTATAACTAAAACGTCCTGTAACCGTGCCCCCACTTTCACCTCGCATTTGATGAATCTCAGCGTGAATTCTACCCTTGTGTTCGTGTTTTAAAATTGTGTCAATAAATGTTGTGCGTGCTTTATTTATTTCCCTAGCTTCGTTAACCATTTTGGCGATCGGTGAAGGGTGAGTTGATAAGAAGTGTTTGTTGAAAGAAGGTTCATTAGACCTCGGTGTTTTAGGATAAGTAATGTCTTGAGCATCGAAAGCCTTTGCAATCGATCGAGCTTCCCATACGCTGATCTCAACTCCCGTATCTCTTTGAATCTGGCGTAATATTTCCTTCTCCTTTTTATATAATTCGCCTTTAATCTTCTCTGCTCTTTGTATGTCAACCCGTACTCCTTTCTTTTTCATCTCCAATAACACGGGAAATAACCGTGTTTCAAGATCAAATATATGAGTTAATTCTTGCTTAGTAATCTCTACCTTTAAATGATTCCATAACTTCAATGTTACGGCGGCATCTTGTTCTGCGTAAGGGCCGACATGCATCGGGGGTAATCGATACATCTCGCCCTTCGCGTCCACACCCCATTCACGGGCTGCCTCATATAGTAAAGCTTCAGACTTTGATTCGCCTAAATAGTGCTTTGCTAATTCATTTAAATTGTACCGCATCATATTCTCATTCACGAGAGGAGCGGCAATTAAAGTATCCAATAATCGACCATTGATAGTCATACCCATACCACAAGTAATCCAACCAACATCGTACATAGCGTTATGAAATATTTTATCGGAAGGTAGATTGAGAACTTCTTGAAACCATTTCTTAAAAACCTTTTCATCAAGATTACCGCCGCCATCATGACGAATAGGGTAATATGCTTGCCAACCTTCTACGGCAATAGCTACTCCTATAACATAACCCTTACCTGTCGCCCAACCCGGACCAATGTCCTTGATGTGAGGATCACGTGTTTCTAAATCAATTGCAATTTCTTTTGCGCCCGATAGATCAGGAAAGTCTTCTGGTGGTAGCCACTCACTTGGCGGTTGAAAGATTGGAATCTGTATACCCATTAATGTATCCTTTGAAATAATTCAGAAAATTCTCTATTAGAATTAGATCGAACAATATGCAAGTTTTCTTTCGCTCGTGTTACTCCAACATAGAATACCCTACGTTCATCATCTTTATCTTTCCAATAGGATTCATCAGCCTTTTTAGAAAGATCTGTTAACAACATAACATTATCTGCCTCACCACCTTTTGCACCATGTATGGTTGATAGCTTGATCCGTGGTTCGTGAGATAAGTCACGCTCTCGGCGTAACACTGCAGATAAATAAAACTTTTTTGTTTCAGGAATCTTTGTTAATGCATCTTGCCATGGTGTATTTTTATCTAAGTACAAGCCATGGTCTTTCACTAACTCTTCATATGTAAATAATTCTTTTTGAACATTCTGCATTTGTTTATGTCTTCTTTCAATTCTAGGTAAATAGTAATAAATATTTTTTACATCGTCCAGTGTTATTATATTTTTACGTTGTAATTCTTCCCATGCGCGAACGGCTTTAAATAACCGATCACTCACAGAGCGTTGTTCATTGCGCTTGTAGTAGTATCCTTCAGACTTTAAATAATCTTCTATCTGATCAAGAATATAATTAGTACGACCTAGTATCATCCAGTCACCGTTTGATAATGGTTTTAAATGTCGTGTAGGTAAATATTTAACTGTACCTTCATCGTCTCTTGGACGCCAATGTTTAAAAACTCTTTTTTGTACAGGCAAGATAATATTATTAGCGACACGTTGAACAGATTTTGGTATTCTATAAGATTGTCCTAAAACTACTTTCTCCCCTTCCATATTCACTAAGAAATCACTACGAGCACCTGCCCATTTAAAAATAGCTTGGTCGTCATCCCCCGCAATGTAAATACGTTTTGTTTTACGGGATAACTTCTCTACCAATTGCCATTGTAACCATGATAAATCTTGCGCTTCGTCAATAATAATTACATCTAATCCCACGTCCATATCACGTTTGTTAAATTCAATTAACATATCAGTATAATCAAACTTAAATCGTGGGCTGTTACCACCAAACTTGTAGTCGTGTAAACCTTTAGCGATATACTCTAACTTTAATAAACCACCTTCTAAGTGTCCATCGTGTTGTTGAAATTGTTCTTGTACAGATACTCCGTTTATCTTTGATAAATCAATCAGTGCAGTAAACTGATCATCGGGAAAGCCTGCCCCTAATGTATTTATTTTACGATTAGGATTTGACAAACGTATCTGTAATTTATCGGATAGATATCGATAGTCTTCATCGTTCATCACATCGCTCTCTGTTAAACCAATAGAGTGATAAGCCAAACTATGCAGTGTTTGAAAGTGTTTAAAGTTCTTCTTTGATATACTAGGAAATTTACCTAGAGCTCTCATTAAAGCTTCTTGTGCGGCTTTTCTTGTAAAGGCAAAGTATCCTATTTTTGCGGGATCAACTCCTTGCTCCACTTCCTTTGCAAAGACTTTATCTAAAAGATAAGTAGTCTTCCCTGTTCCGGGTGGACCAAAGATAATCTTCCTCAAAACGGTAATGCCTCCTCCATATCAGGTGTATCTAAATTAAGTTTTTCTGTTTTATTGTAAGGTACATACCACATAAAGACAGTCTTGTTTTTTACTTTCTTTCTTGTATCACCGCCTCCCATTTGTTTAATACGAGCAGACATTTGTGTTGTTGTAAAATCTTTAAACTGTTTCTTTGTTAAAAAGTCTTGTAAGGAGTTCAGTTTAAAATAAGCCATACCTTCTTCAAACCAAGCTTTACCAATATGTATTTCTTCTATGTTCATTGCCTCACCTTGATCACCTAAGAAACTATCAAGTAAGAAATCAAAACGACCTTCTTTTGTAATCTCTTTCGGCATCTCAATGATTTCTACATTTGCAATCAATTCTTGTAATCGTTGTATCCAATCACGAGGATTCAATCGATTAGGAATAATATTTAATTGATCCATACAAGATTGAATAAATCTATTTTGATCATACAAATCTTTTGTATTTAAAGATAAACGTCTACCGTCGATGTTTAAAAACCACTGCGATTCATCTGATTGATACTTTGTAAGATCGGACATCTCATGTTGAAAGTCACCACCTATACCATACTTTCTAAATCGACAAGTGCCCGAAGCACAGTGTGACTTCATCGGTTGATCTTTACACTTGTATTGATATTCGTTGCGTTCGTGTTGACGTACTGTCTTCTGTATCTGAGATGAAGACAACGGTGGTTGCATATACTTTAAATTAAAATCATCTAATTTGTTCTGCCAACCATCTGGCCACTTCTTCTTCGCATAGACGGCATATTGAAACAAAGCATTATCTCGACCCCCTTCTGGTATACCTAAAGACATCATCATCTGTAAACAAGGCGGTCCATCTTCTAATTCATCTACTTGTTTTTTACTTTCAATCTTTAATTCATTGATCTGCTCTGCTGACTGTACGTAGGTATCATACATATCAAAGAATTCTGGTAAATCTAAAGCTTCTCCCCTATCATTAAAAGCATAACGCATACCTGTTAAACCATTAAAGTATGGAAGATTTAAGAAATTACCCGTATCACCTCTATCAGCAAGTATCTCAATTTGTTTTGGAAATACTTCACAGTCCGCATAACCTAATAATGCTGCAATTTCTTCTAACTTATCTTTTAATATTTTTGCTACTACAGGCTCACTTGTAAATAGAAATAAGTGTGCACCCCCACTCTTTGATCGACATACAACCAAAGGTAGCTTTAAATCTCTAATCTTTTTAATTAATGCTCCGTGATCCAAGGGATATGTATCAATATCAATACACCCCCAACTACACGTACTTGGTGTGAGAATATCACCGTCTAATTCTTTAATTGCGTCTCGTACAGGAATGATTCCTAGACTTTCCTCACCGTCTAGATGTTTCTGCCACAATAAATCAGTGACAGGTTCTTTCTTTATGTAAGCTTTACCTTTTTGTTTGATACCATTCTGTGTCTCACCTTTTTTATAAACACCGTGAGCACGGTCTAGTCCACTGAATATTTGTTTAAATTTCTCAATCATGATTCTCCTTTAGTGCGTCTTGATCATAGGCAGCAAAATTATAAGCTTTTCGCTCCCGGTCCCCACCTATGATCTTTTTTTGCAGGATCAACGCGAACCCTGTCATGATGGACCGAAACTTAGAACGGCACGTCTCCGCTAGGTTTTGTATCATCTTGTTCGTGTTTCACGGTTTCTTTACCGCTTCTCACAGAGTCAGAAAACTTCTTTGCTTGCGCATATAAAGTTTTATCGTCATCTGTAATCCACTCACTAGCAGTGATATCCCAGCCGTGCCACTTTCCTTTATCATTACCCTCAAGCGCAGTCTTCAAAGTATAGAACCTTGAGAAAGAAGGAGGATTGTAGGGACCATTCTTACCTTGTAAGACTAATCCATTCATCATGGAGTTCCACTTCCTACTCTTCTTTAACTGAGTTGATTTCATAGTAATGACCGCAGGAGAAATTTGTCCGTCGCCTTCTACTACTAATACAAAGTGATTAGCACAGGTTTCAATATAGTTACCATTTTCTAATCTATCTTTGTTATTATTATCCCTAGTGGTTTGCGCAAGGATGTTAGAATCAGAACCATACACATTAACAGGTGCACCCGTTCCTTGTCCTCTATCTTGCCATTCCACATATTGTCTAACGTATGCACAAGGTAATACTTTAATACCTTCTGATCCGTCGAACAGTTTATCGGTAGCGGTGTTTAAAATCATTCCTGCTCTCGCACCCTCTATTTCATTTATTTGAGGAGATAAAGCCATTAAGACTTTAAGTCTAGGTGTTGCTAGGTCTTCTTGTGTAATACCCTCCAACCCTTTGTTAGCATCATCTTCTAAGAAGCTAGCCGCTACGACTGCAGTTTCTTTTTTCACAGTTACTGCACCTGTGTCTGTTTTAGCATTTGCCATTATCGTTTTTCCTTTTTATGTTTTTGTTATTTTCGTCTTATTACCTATAAAGACCCCGAAGGTATCCATTGGAATACCGGAGCCTTGAGCCACTTGCTCTTTTGCAAAGGCTTTGAGTGTCATAGGTTCCACCCACTCTTTCTCCATTAGATCAAGTCCGATTTCATCAGCACGAGTTTTAAAGTCCTGTGCTTTGTCATCTTCTCCTCGACCAAAGGATGCAGAAAGATTATGTTTGATGAGATCACCATGGCCATTATCACGTAACCATGAGAATGCCTGTTCTTTGTTGTCTTCAGTAATCCGTGCTTGAACAAATTCTGCTATCTTTAATTTAGAACCATCATTCAGTTCTACAGATTTTAATCCAAGTTCGTTCATCTTTTCAGGGATGACCTCCATCGATAACTTGTCAGCTTTTTTCTTGAGTTCTTTTACCGTGTCTTCGTAAGACTTGATATCGTTTTCAAGATTGCTGAGTTCTTGACAAAGTGAACTCACTTCGTCCAGATTATTGTTGCTAATATTAATTTTAGCATCATCTTCAAAATTCATCATGCTTTAATCCTTTCTCATGAATATCGAATTCTACAGGATAGTAACGAGATTCTCGTTTATCCCACTTTAAGCATTTAACTTTACCACGATTAACATCGGATGCAATAGCACATGCGAGACCCATTGCCACAGGGTCACCCATTAACAACAAGTAATCTTCGTCACTAAAGTTTTTTAATTTTTCTTTTAAGACGCGCACTGTTGGTGCCGAAGATAATACGATTTGCCTGTTATATTCTAATAACAATACAAGCTCTCCGTACTTCTCTGCGGATAAAATATTTTTGCCTAAAGCTTCTTGTACTACGTATACTGCCATAATTTCTGGTTGAACTATAAATTAAAAAATATAAATTAGCTAGTAGAAATTTAAAAGGATTACTGATGGATTACAAATTTAAAACAATGCCATACGAGCATCAATTAAAAGCATTAGGTGCGTCGTGGAATAGAGAAGCTTTTGCATTATTTATGGAAATGGGAACAGGTAAATCTAAAGTTCTCATCGACAATATTGCTATGCTTTATGATAAAGGAAAAATTAATGGAGCCTTAGTCATTGCTCCGAAAGGTGTGTATCGTAACTGGGAAAAATCTGAGATACCCGCACACATGCCAGAACATGTTGACTATCATGTAGTAACTTGGTCACCGAAAACAACTAAATCAAATTTAAAACAATTGTCAGAGATGTTCACAATCAAAGACAAGTTAGTTATTTTCTTGATGAACATTGATGCGTTTGCAACAAAGAAAGGAATACAAATTGCAGAAAAATTTCTTAGTGGCTTTGTCGCTCTTATGGCTGTCGACGAAAGCACAACAATCAAGTCTCCTACTGCTCAACGGACAAAAAATCTTATTAAGCTACGACAACTTGCTAAGTATCGTCGTATCTTAACAGGCTCTCCTGTTACTAAATCACCCTTAGATTTGTATACACAATCTTATTTTCTTGATCCTTATTTTTTAGACTTCTCTTCTTTCTACACTTTCAAAGCAAGGTACTGTCAATTAGTAAACAGAAATATGGGAAGTCACAGTTTTAAACAAATCATAGGCTATCAGCGATTAGATGAACTCAACCATAAAGTTGATCAGTATTCTTATCGTGTATTGAAATCAGATTGCTTAGACCTGCCTGATAAAGTTTTTACCAAACGTATTGTCGAGATGACACCCGAACAAGCGAAGATGTATGAGACCATGAAGCGTGAGGCGATAGCCGAGATTGAAGGTAAGGAAACATCCGTGACGACGATGCTTGCACAGTTAGTAAAGCTACATCAAATTGTTTGTGGTAGTGTGATTGTTAATGACGGCGAGATAAAAGAAATACCTAATAATAGATTACCTGAGTTAATGAATTGTTTAGAAGAGATTGATGGTAAGGTTATTATCTGGGCCGTGTACCGTCATGATATTATGAAGATCACTGAAACCTTAGCAGAGAAGTATGGTGCCGATAGTGTTGTATCTTTCTTTGGGGATACAAAAACAGAAGACAGGCAAGAAGCCGTACTAAACTTTCAAGACATGAACAATCCTATTCGTTTCTTTGTAGGTAATCCTCGTACGGGTGGTTTTGGTTTAACACTGACAGCGGCACATCATATGATTTATTACTCTAATTCTTATGATTTAGAAATACGACTACAGTCGGAAGATCGTGCACATCGTATTGGTCAAACAAATAAAGTGACTTATATTGATTTAGTGACAGAGAAAACCGTTGATGAAAAGATTATTAAAAGCTTGAGAAATAAAATTGATTTAGCTACTCAAGTATTGGGTGAAGATTATAAAGAGTGGTTAGTTTAGCCGATTCGGTTAATCAAATCTTCATAGGATACTAACGTGTTTCCTGTGCCATAAGGGTATAATATCTCAGGTTGAATGCCAGCATCATAGCCTCCGAGAATTGACGGTAATTCTTCTTCTACAATTTCTTCTACAGGAGCAGTTACAACAGGCTGCTCAATAGGAGTGTCTTTAGGAGTGTCTTGCCTTCTTCGAAAATTTTCTAAAAATGCTTGGCGTCGAGGATCTATCTCTTCTGTTTCAGTCGGTGCAAATATTCCTAAATTTTTAAAATAATCAATAGGAGGAGTGGTAACAAACTCTTTACCCTCATCATAAATATTGGAAGCCATACTTCGTATTAAGCCACCCGGTATTGCTAAATCTAAAAGAGGTTTAGCAAATCCTTCATATCCTTTAGGTGCAGGTTCATTTCTCATGCGACTTCCATATGTTCCACCAAAAATACCACGGTTTAAGTCGCCCAAAAATTCACGAGTAGTAGGAGCAGCGGCTCCGTAAGCCATAGCGTCACCGAATCTGTCAATACCTAATCTACGAACAGGATCACGACCATAAACTTCCGTTACTCTTTCTCTTTCTTGCCTAACTTCATCTGGAGTTTTTCCAGTAATTTTAGCAAGTTGATTAATCTCTAAATCTGATCCCGGTTCTCCTAAGCCACCCTTCTCTAAATCTGTTTGATAGCCAGCTTTTCTTATAGCGTCAACAGCGCCACTACCGCCGGTATATCCCGGACCTGCCACTTGTCCTATTCTATTTCCATCTTTGTCTAATTTATAAACAAATTGACCTTTGGTTTCATACTGTTGTCCACCCTTGGTATCCTTACCAAGATCTTCTATAACTTGTTTTGCTTCTTCTTGACCTTGCTTCTTTTGTAAGCCAGCTTTAGAAGAAGATTGAGAACCTGTTGAACTACCCATTATTGTTTCCTTGTATTAATAAAACCTTTTTTACGAACTGTACCATTTTTATCACGTCGAATAAACCTTACATTATAGATATTTTTCTCACGGTTCAAATAATCTTTCAAATCTCGACATAGTTTGAAGACATCGCCGTAAGGAGCTGCCATATGATAAACCTCTGTTCCGTGATCCTTGATCCACGTAGCGTAAGCATGAGGCTTATTATCCTTGGTCCATAGTAAATAATTATCTTTGGAAATAGCGGTTAAATGGTGCTGTACTAAGTGTTCAACAATCATTTCACGCATATAATTACTATCATGGTTGATTCTTACCATGCATCCTAAAACTTCGTAAGGTTTGAGATCCTTTCTTCTTCGGATCATACCACCATTTGACGACCGCGAGAAGTATTCATAATCCCTTTATCAGCGATACCACCGTCGGCAGCAGCAAAGATAGGATCAAACGGAAAAGCTTGTTGTGCACGAGCCGCGTTTGTTTGTTGAGGTTGACCACTCATGGTTGGTAGGGGTGCTACGACTTGTGTGGAAGAGATTGACGATCCGGGAATCGCGGTTGTTGGAACTTCGACAGGGACTTGTGGAGCAATGTCAGAAGATTGTAAATCCATTTCTATAGATTTACCGGGCCCTATATTTATTGTCCCAGTGCTTGTAGCAGCTCCAGAATATTCCTCATCTTCAACTCCTGCTTCTTTGACTAATTCTTTCAAAATAATTTTAGTAGCTTGAAGAGGATCGGAAGGAAGAGCTTTTTCAATTTCTGCCAATGTTCCGGGAGTGACTTTTCCAGAAAAAAGTCTCGCGAATACGTCTGCTTTTAATATCTTACCACCCGTATCAATAGTAGTGGCAAAAGGACGAAACAAGTAATTATTTAATAATTTTTGAGCTTCTTGACCACGAGCTAATTCCGCTCCAGCTCCTACGCTTTCTTTTAATCGAGAAAAATAACTTTTTAATGCTCCTAATCTTTGTATTCCTTGATCATCAAAAAATTTAATCAAAAGAGGATTAGATAGAACATTGTTAACTTCTTTTTCTAAAGTTTCCGCATCAAAGGTAACAAGACTTGGATTACGTTCATTTGCTCGTTGAGACTTTGATAAAACATCTTCTATAATACCTGTTCTTACACTTACCATATAAGGACTGTACATATCCTTATCCCCACCGCCGATTCGTATTAATTCGTCTATTTCAGAAGCAGCGCCTATTGAACCCTCTGTGCCTTTGGCTTTGTTGATTGTTGATTTAACAACTTCATAAGCGTTTCCATCCAATTCTTTTGCCTGATAAAATAAACTATTCTTTAATTTGTCCGCATCTTTTGCTACCTCAATAAGATCATCAACAGTATTTCTATTTCCCAATAAAAATTTTAAGCCTTCTGGATCTTTCCTAATCCATTGATTTATTTTTTGACCTGTTGTAGATGGATCAAAAAGCAATTCTCTTAACCATAAATCTCTTATCATATCAGTAGTCATCTCCGCTCCAGCAGGGACCACTTCATCAAAACTCTTCATCATTTGCTGAAGAGCATTCATATTAAAATTACCGGGTTGAATGTATTGTGCAACAATTCCACCGATGTCCATATCCCCTTTGCTCAAAGCTTCGGCAAACTTAGCAGAGCCTAAGACATTTTCATTAAGTTTCATATACTCATCTAAATAACCTAAGGACTGAACAAATTCAGAACTATTGGCTACTACACTACTATCCGTCGGATTAAATCTTCGTGACACTAAATCATATAATTCATTCGCTTTTGCATTAACTGCTGGGTCGGGAGAGTTTTTTAAATTAAAAAGCTTTTGTCTAATATTCACTAAAGCTTTTAAACTTTCCTGAGACTTTTTTTCATTTAAAAAATTTAACTGATCAGGTAATTTTCTTAGTTCTTGTACGATAGTATTTAATTTATCAAATTCTTGAGCGTTAACAGGAGAAATAGAAACAGGTTTACCTTCTTTTATTACAATGTCTCCCTCTTCCGTTTTTGTTTTAATATTTTTTCCTTTTGGATTAGGATTTAATTGATTAATAAATTTCTGCCCTTCTTTTTTTATACCTAAAATATTTATAGAACTACTAGGAGCGTATTCACTAAGGTCTTTAATATTTGCTTGAAGATTTTTTTCTACTATCCTATTCCATTGTGACGAAACATTTTTCAAAGCTAGATCAGCACCATCTCTCGTAGCTTTATTTGAAGATAAAAGTTCATCTAATCGAAAAGCATAAGCTTCTTCTAACTGTGCTTGAATTGTCAGTAATTCTTCATTACTTAATTGTTTACCTTCTTCTAACTGTTTTAATTTTTCAGTTGCAGTTAATAACTGTTTTTCAATTTTAGCAGGCGCAGTTTCCGCAAAAGTCTTGGTCTGAAACCAAGTTTTTCTTAAAAAAACATTAGATAACAATTGACCTGTTAAAAAAGGTTCTAATCCATTTTCTTGTACTAAAGCAGCTACTTCGGGGGCGTCTTTGAATAAGCCGGGTCTTATCTCACCAGATAGAATCCCAGCCGCAGTATCAAAAAGACCGTATCCCAATGAAGAAAGAAAAGCCTCTTTTTGAACCTCATCAGAAAAAGTGTTATTCCAAAAAGTTTTTGACAGCTCTACTGCCTTATCCTCGAATGTTGTCTCTTCTTTTAAATTCTCGCTTAATTGTCTGAATTGATTTTCACCAAATCCTAACATCCAATCCACAAACTCATCGATGTTTTGACCGGCTAAACTTGCACCATATGTCTTTCCCATACCGGAAGCTAGTCGTTTTAAAAAACCTTTTACAGCAGGAGCCGCTACTTCTGCTCCGGCTTTCCACAATCCTTTTCCTCTCATAAACTCATCTGTTACGGCTAAAATTTCAGAAAAAGTTTGAAAGTCAGCAATTTTTCCTACCTCTTCATAATCTCCGACATCTATTTCTAATCCAACAGGATCAAACATTCTGTATTTTTTATCACTTTTGTCATATTTAAATATTTCAAAAGATTCATAATCTTCATCTTTTCCCGGAATTGTTAGAATTTGATAATCGCCTTCTGGATAAGATTCTAGAAACTTTTTTCTTCTCATTTCATGGGTTTGACTACGTCCTAAACCTATTGCAAGAAGATAATCTTGTGGTCCTAAACTTTTATTTTCTATTTCAACCCCACCTACATCCTGAATGTATTTTATTTTAGCTTCTTTAGATTCATTGTAGTTTTCCGCAACAGTTTGAGGGCCCTCAAACATTACATCTTTAAAAACTTCTGTTGGGGAATAATCAATAGTATCCAAGACACCTGTCTCTTCGGCTACTTTTTTAATCCCTATATCAATTGTTCCTGCTGATTCAGCGGGCATTTTAATTTACCTTTATACCTTCGGCTTGACCTGTTTCACTATTATAGTAAATCAATACAGGCGCCCTTGGTCTCCATGTTGTAGGGAAATATTGTTCTTCACCCATTTCATTTTGCATAGAATATTTTCCGTTTTCATCTGCGTATCCAACAAAAAAGACAGTTTTTCCATATTCCTCTAAGAGATCAATACTATCACCAGAAGTGGGATAGAAAGTCCTTCTGTCCGCATCTAAGCTTTCTAAGAAACGTTGATCTATAGGAGTTTCTAAACTTTTAATATCATCAACTAGTCCTTTAATTTCATTATAGAATTGATCAGATTCTTGTCTTACTAAATCTTCTATAATTCTAGTTCCTCCCAAGGAATCACTTATTCTAATTTCACCAGCTAACCGATCTTCTGGTTTTACTTGATAGAGAACATTGCCTTCATTGTCTGTAATTTCACCTGTGTTTTGTAATTCCTTATATTTTTGATCTCTTAAAATATCCATTGCAGCGTCGTGCTTAATTGTTCTTAAAATAAGTTCTTGTCCTTCCCTACTATTTGTTAGCTTCGCTCCAGAAAGTTCAAGAGTTTCAAATTCTTTGATGTTCTTATTACCAGTAATTAATTCAGATTTTAAAACAGTAGCGAATGATTGAGCTGCTTTCAAAGCCTCGGTTGCACTTAAATCATTGTCTTCTCCAAGCAATATTTTCTCAAAAGCCTGTCTAGAAGTTTCAATAAGTTCGGGTTTACCTAAAAGTTCAGAAGCGGTATTTACAATATTTAAAATAGCTGTTCTCGTATCAGCAGCCGTACCAGTAGCTGACTTGGTTAATAAAGTTTCTTGTAAAGAAGCATTGTCGAACACATCTTCGGATTTTTTAAGTTTATCATTAACATTCGTAACCCAGTTTGTTAGAGTGGTGTTATTGTTTTCTAAAATTAATTTTCTTTCTTGCTCATCTAAATTTAAAATAGCTCGATCACTTTCTCTCAGAGAATCTAGCATGCTTATCTGTAATTGTTGTAATTCAGCATCAGTATAAATTTCATTTGTTTCAGGATTAATTGTACCCTTCCTTAAATCAACAGCTTGTTGAATTTCTTTCATTGCGCTAGAAGCACTGGTTCCTTCAGCGTTTGATAAAATTTGATTTTTACGTTCTTCAAACACGTTTTTAGCATTTTGTGAGTTAGGATCTCCAAACGCACCATTATTAAAGTCCTGATAAAGTTTCCCTAGTTGATCCTTCGCTTCATAGTCTTTATCTTCATCTTTTACAGGAGATATAATCTCTCTATAACCTGTCTCGCTCTCTGGATCTTTGACTAAAACTCTGTCTTCTTTACCCACGGTGAGAAGTTCATCTTCATCCCCCTCTAGAGCTTTTTCTAAAGCAATTTTTGAAGCTAGATCTCTACCTGTGTTTGACTCAGGTTTAATATTCAAATATTGACCAGCTTCACCTATTTTACCTAAAGCGGTTTGACCGGGTTGCATCGGTGTTCCGAGAGCCGCAAAGAATTGAAAAGGACTCATGCCTGCTCTGTCGTAGAAACTTTCTTTTGGATACATCTTTTCTGTAATAGGGGATAATTCTTTGAAGTATTCTTCATACTTACTAGCGACATCACCACCTGTTCCTAGTTTAACAGGTTGCGTTAAACCTGAAGTAATACCTATACCTTTAGACGATGGACCTCTTTGAGGAGGTGTCTCTGAAGGTCTTCTAAACATTTTACGATCTAAAACCATTTAACCTCCTATTGTGTAAATTGACCTAATCCGTACGCTAAACTTCCAATTCCGCTAACCGCTTGTAAGAAAGGATTAGCTGTTGGTGCTTGTTGTTGTTGAATCGTTGTACCACCAAATGGTAATCCTGCTAGGGATTCTAATCCATAAGAATATCTTCTGTAAGGTTCTTGTTGTTGTGCTAATAAATTTTGTCTTTCCGCTTCAAGCTGTGCTTGACCTAGTTGTTGTTGCATGCCACCCGTACCGAGTAAACTTTGTATGTCTTGTAGCTGTTGTGCCTGAGCCGTGGTCCCTAGTGCACCAAACTGTTTTCCTAAACCACCTACCATGCCTGCCTGTTGTAGCTGACCGGCTCCTGCCGCTTGACTGGATGCCAATGCTTGTTGATAGTTTCTTGATAAATCTTCAAATACTCTTCGTGACATAATATCTTGAATACCGCGTTCGGTTTCTGCTCGAACTACACCTTCTCTGGCACCACCAAAAGCTCCTGCTTTGACGGCTTGTGCAGATTGTGATTGTCTTGCAATATCACCCTGTCGGCGAATTTCTTTTAATGCTTCTTGTGTAACATTTTGTTGATACGGATCCATAAAGGCTTGTGCCGCACCGGGTTGAAACATCTGTCCTGCTTGTGTTGCAATATCTCTAGCTTGTCCTGTAGCTGCTTCTGCAGCCTGTAGATATGGCATATATCCACCAATACCTTGCTGTGCTAAATTAAACGCTTGTTGTTGTGCGGGTGAGAACCCTGCTACTTGTTGTGCTATTACAGGTAAGGGTGTTTCAATCAAACCTTGTTTGTCACCTACACCAAAGATAGTGTTTAATAATTCTTGTTGTCTCTC